CAGATGCGCAAAGAACAGGCCAAACTCGCAGAACCCATTCCCTTTGCTGAACTCCCCGGCCTCATCTTCAAGCCTGCTCCAAACGCACAAGCCTCAACCCGTCAATCCTTTGCCCTGCTGAAACAAGCCAACCAGTTCTGCCAAGCACATGCCTAATAAGATTGCTACATTCCTTCAGGCGGTGTGGTATCTCGTGTTCCCGCCATTTCGCCGCAAGATCAACGCGGAGTGGGGATTCTGGACGCTCACTCACGCTTGTGGGCATCTGTTGCTGAGTGAGGGATGTGACCGCAACGATCTAGACGCCGCACGAATACTGAACAACAAAGCCAAAGAAATCAATGCCAGCAGGTAGACCAAGACTCATCAACTCGCCCGAAGAGATGCTGGAGACTGGCCACGCATACTTTGAGGAGTGCAGAGCCAAAGAACAACCTATCTTGGTGACTGGACTGGTTTTAGCTCTCGGATTGAGTTCGCGTGAATCTCTCATTGAATATGGTAAGCGCTCCGAGTTTTCTGACGCGGTAAAAGAGTTGAAGAGCGTTTGCGAGAATTACGCTGAAAACAGGCTATTTAGCAACAATCCAACCGGCGCGATATTTGCGCTCAAGAATTACGGCTGGACTGACAAGCTGGCTTTAGGTGGCGCAGACGATCTCCCGCCGATCCAGGCAGCAATCACGGTTGAGTTTGTGAAGCCGAACCCGCAGTAGTGTGTACATTGCGCACAGATGCTGTGTACAATGCGCACATGGGATCAACGACAGCTGAAGCGTGGATTTGCGATGTTTGCGGGTATGTGTGGCTGAAGGTCAACGAGCGGGTTCCAACGCACTGCCCAAATAGGAAATGCAGGACTCGGCGGTGGAATGCCAATTCGGAATCTAAACCTGTCCCGCTGGTTCCGCTGAAACAGCTTCATCCGTTCAACTGTCGATGCTTCCAGTGCAAACCGCCCAAGTCGAGCCAGCAAGAGCCAAGGTCCAGTTCCTAGACAAGCTCGCCGTTCTCTTTGAGCACCACCCCTACAAAACACTGTATGGCGGCAGAGATGGAGTTAAGAGCTGGTCAATCGCGCAAGCTCTCTTACTTCTGGGCACAGGCTCAATACCGGGCTGGCCAAATCCGCTGCGTATCCTGTGCGGACGCGAGACGATGGACTCGATTAGGGAATCTGTTCATCAGTTGCTCACTGATCAGATTGTCAGGCTAGGCCTCGAATCGTTCTATACGCCGCTGCAATCGGAGATACGCGGCAAGAACGGCACTGAGTTTGTATTCTGCGGCCTCCGCAAGCAGACGGTTTCGAGCATCAAGTCGTATGAGGCCATAGACATCTTCTGGGGAGAAGAGGCTTCAACGGTATCGCGCAGAAGCTTGACGATTCTCCTGCCGACCATTCGTAAGCCCGGCTCTGAGATTTGGTGGTCGCTCAATCCTGACCTTGAGACTGATCCGGTCTATCAGGATTTTGTCATCAACCCGCCCAAGGGCGCGGTTACCTGCAAGACCAGCTACAAAGACAACATCTGGCTCTCGAAAGAGTCGCAAGACAAGATCGACACCCTCAGGGAACGGGATTATGACACGTTCCACCACGTTTATGAGGGCGCAACACGAAGCACAGTTGAAGGCGCAATCTACAAGGCAGAGATTCAGGCTGCCGAGCGTGACGGCAGAATCAGGGCAGTTCCTTACGACCCGATGATGCCGGTGGATCTGTTCTTCGACTTGGGATTCGCCGATAGGGTCGCAATCTGGGCAGCGCAGAGAACTCCCTTTGAGATCCGCCTGCTCAGGTACTACGAGAACGACCATCAGGCCATAGATCACTACATTCAGGAAGCGCAGACGTGGGGCTATGTGCTGGGAACGTTCTTTCTGCCGTGGGATGGTGGGACACGCTCGCTAGGCACGGGCAAGAGCATCGAGGAGATCATTCGTGCAAAGGGATTCAAGGTCAGAGTCAACCGACAGCTCAGCGTTGCCGATGGCATCAACGCTACCCGAACGCTCTTTCCCCAGTTTTACTTCGATGCAACACTTTGTGCCGATGGTCTCCAATACCTTCGGCGCTATCAGTGGGGCCCAGCAACAGCACTGGGTGTACCTCGCAGCCAGCCACTGCACGATGATGCTTCCCACCCCGCAGACGCGCTCAGAACGCTAGCAGTAGGCATCAGGGAGCCGGAGCGCAAGAGAACACCAGTAGAAGCGCAGATTTATCAGGGCAGTGACGGCTGGATGGTATGAGAGCAAGCCTAGACCCGCATCGCAAGCGCTGACGATCTGGCAAGTAATCGAAGCCGCCCACGCACTCTGCGACAAGTACGGAATAGGACATGCCCTGGACACGCAAACAAGTGAAATACCTGCTTTCGAGCGTATCGCCCCTGTCTGGTCAGCAGAAGACCAAGATGGTGGGCGAGCTTCATGCTGACCCGGCAATGGGCCACGCAAAGAAGGGCTCCAAGGCTCTATCGCAGGCAGCAGCGGCGCGGATACGAGCCAAAGCCAAGGGAGGCAAATAGATGGACGACCAGCACCCCGCAGACGGAATCGTTGACGGCATTGTTGAGCACGTGCGAGGGCTGATCAACGGCGATGCCCTCAAGCAAGGCGTGAGAGACGCATGGGACAGGATGACGACTGGCGGTCAGTCGCAGCAGTCCGCGCATGACAAGGCAGTTGCTGACATGAATGCTCAGGCGAACGCGCACAAGAACGATTCCGCCAATGCCTCATTCATCAAGCCTGACGTTGCCGCAACGATCCGCAAGAAAGCAGCGAAGTGACGGAGTTCTCCGAGCACTATGACAAGATGGGCGCAGCTGAGCGCAAGCAGGCTCGCAAGGCGCTCGAAGCTGAAGTAGCCAAGCAATTGACGGCTATCTATGGCCGCGTCTGGTCGAAAGGCAAGATCGCAGTGAAGGCCAGCAAGTGGGTTGATCAGCAAATGCAGGCTGGAAAGGCGCTGCTCAATTGAACTACACCGCCATAGCACTCGAAGCACTCTGGAGCCGCATTGTCGGACGATAAGAAGACAGAAGACTTTCTGGCACGGGCCCGCAAGCGCTTCGCTGCTGCCTATGAGGATGAAAAAGACCTCAGGGAGAAGTTCATCTCTGATCTCAAGTTCGCATCTCCCGATGGCGATGATCAGTGGGACCAGCAAGTAAAGCAGCAGAGACAGCAGGCAGGACGGCCGGCGATGTCGTTTCCTCGCTGCCATACGTTCGTGCAGCAGGTATCGAACGAAGGCCGCCAGAAGAAGCCGTCGATCAAGTTCTCCCCGCGCCTGGACCAGGACAAAGACACTGCCGAAATTCTCGAAGGGCTTGCCCGGTACATCCAGTATGACTCGCAGTCTCAAGTGGCGTATGAAACAGCCCTTGAATATGCAGCGGGAGGCTCCTGGGGCTTCTACCGCTTCCTTACTGAGTACGTTGATGATGATACGGATGATCTAAAGCTCGTCATCAAGCCTGTTCTTGACCCGCTGACGGTCTATGGCGTGCTGGTTCCGGCCATCTTCGGGCGCAAGCCGAAATACTGGTTCGTCATCGAAGACATCCCGAAAGAGGAGTACAAGGCGCAGTACGGCGAATCGCGCATGGCATCGCTCTCATGGGCTGAAGCCGAGAAGGAGGGCGAAGGCTGGGTTGGCTCCGACACTGTTCGCATCGCCGAATACTGGTACGTCGAAGAGAAGGCAGTCAAAGGCAAGCGCAAGCCTGAAATCACCATCAAGATGTGCAAGACGAACGGGCTGGAGATCCTGCCCGGAGATGATGGAGAAAGTTCGGAGACGACTTGGCCCGGAACCATCTGCAACATCGTGCCCGTTCTCGGCAAGCAGATGATTATCGAGGGACGGCCAAAGCTGTTCTCAGTTGTCAGGCCGCAAAAGGGAGCTCAGCAGCTCATTAACTACTCAAAATCGCGTATTGCCGAGACGCTTTCAACGTCACCGATCAGCCCCTTCATGGTCGCAGAAGGCCAGATTGAAGGCTATGAGAAGCAATGGGCAGCGCTGAATACAAATAACACCCCATTCCTGACTTACAAGGTCATCGACGCAGCCGGCAGAGCCGTTCCCCCCCCGCAGCGTCAGACATTCGAGCCTCCCATCGCGGCCCTGTCTGCCTTTGTTGCGCAGGAAGTAGACGATCTCAAGGCTACAACTGGAATCTTCGATGCATCGCTGGGCAATCAGGCCAATGAGACAAGCGGACGCGCAATTCTAGCCCGCAAGGATCAGGCCAATTTGACCACGATGCACTACATCGACAACCTTGGACGCTCGTTCAAGCAGGGCGGCGACATCATCGCTGAAATCGTGCCCAAAATCTACGACACAGAGCGCGAGATTGAGATTCTGGGTGAAGACGAGAAGCAGAAGGTCGTCACGATCAACAAGCAGTACCAGGAGGGCGGCAAGCTCAAGCACTACAAGGTGAAGAACGCCAAGATGAGCTATGTGGTCACGATGGCTCAGGCGTTCGATACCAAGCGCATGGAATCCTTCG